TACCGCTTGAAGGCATCGCATAGTACCCGCCATTCTCCATCCAAGGGCTGTCAGGGTCGCCACCGTCCACCGCAGTGATGCCAGGGCGAACGGCTGCCGCGTAGATCCAAGCCTGCCGGGTGTCGTTGACCGCTCCCTTGTAGATTTCAGGCATATTGGAAACCGTGAAGTTAACAGCGCCTGAAGCGATACGAACGTACTGGATTGCACCGGCTACAACCGTCTCGACCTGAAACTGTTGGACAAGGTTTGTCGGTACATCAGGGAAGCCAGGTCCGTTGATGTCGGGGAAAAGAATCTCAGGGAAGGTTATGCCAAGGTATATGCCATCGCCAGTCGGTGATGCCCATGGCTTATCAATATCCAGAGTGAATCCGCTAGACGAAGCTGATAGGGAGTATCCGTCGCCGGGCTGGATGTTGCTCATGGTTTAGATTAATCTGTTATCTCGATATACAGAATCGTTCCATCCTGGCACACTATACCGCACCTCGTAATTAACCTTATACAGCAGGCCGTAGTCCTGAACGTTGACCTGTGAGAGCAACAGCTGATTAAACGAACCATTAGGCGCGCTGGAAATCCAAGAAGTACCTGCGTAGTCTGGGACAATCTTAGGCAGGACGCTTGACCAGTCATTGTCGCGAGAAGTCGTCCCAAGGTAGTCTAGCATATTCTGCACCTCTAGGGCTTCGCTTGTGTAGAAGTGGCCGGAGAAAGATGACTGCGGGGCAAGGTAGTTGGTCTTGCCGTAGAAGTGGCGATCGGCGGCTTTAACAAAGCCGATGAAGCGGCCACCTAGTGGGTCCTCAAAGCAAGCGCCGTTAAGGCCAATGTAAGACTGCTTCTTGCCAACAAATGCCACAGTGTTGCTTGCAGTAAGCTGAACATAGTCTCCTGTGTTTTTAATATCAACAATCGGTCCGATAGGCGATTGGACATAAGTGCCAGGAGTGCCAGCAATCATGCCGAAGTAACCGTCCCCACCATTCTGCGAAAAGTTAGGGTTAGTCGTGATGCTCTCAGAGGTTAGGCCGTTAGACGAGGCTACCTCTGGGTTAGTATAGACGCCTTCGTTAACGGTTGGGTCAATACCGATATAGTCTACCGTGATTACGGCCATGCCCAAGTTGTCATAGGTGACGGAGAACTTATGGGCGGCGAGCGCACCGTTAAGCGGACAGGTCGAGCCTCGGTTGCCGACCGACAGATCGTTATTGGTGTTAGCCTTCCAGACGACCGTAGCCGTAAGTAGGCCGTAGCCGTCGTTACTGAGTTTGCCCCCTGGCTGTTGAACCGGGGTCGTTAGGTCGTTGCCGTAGTCTTGACGTGCCATAAAGTTATTTGCTCTTGAGCATGGATGCGCGGGAAGGAGCCGGAGCGTCGGCAGCGTTTAGCCAGGAGGTCGTGCGGCCACCGCCACCAAGAGAAATCTGGGTGAGAATGTCGTTAGTGCGCTTGGCCTCTTCGAGCTGGGAGGTCATGGCCTCAAGTACCGGGTTAGAGCCTACGCCGATGACGTTGCCAAAGCCTTCAGGGGCTTTGAAGGCGTTGCCGACAGGGCCAGCGCCAGCGGCGGCCATGTCTCCGGCGATGAGGGCTTGGACTTCGTCTTGTACCGCCTTGGACCTAGATGCCGTGAATCCGGCACTAGTCGTTTCAACTCCAAGCATATTTACTCTGGGCTTCTGGCGACTCATAATTTCTTTACCCCTTGGATCGTTCTCTAAGAAACTCCGAGTGACGTCCTCACGAGTCACCTTTGCTTCCTCGGTCTGCTCCTTGGCTTCCTTCTCCTTGTTACGCTTGTTAGCCCAATACTTGTCCTCGGCAGACATCAGGGCGTTAGTGCCTTCGATGGCTGCCTTATTGGCGTCCTCGTGCTTTTTCTGGTTATCGGCAATCATCTTACCGATGAAAGCCATGGCCGTGCCAAGGAGAGCCATTGGGCCGAGGAAGGACAGGAAGATGTCTTTAAAGCCTGAGCCGAACTTCTTGCCGATGCCGTCCATCTGCTTGTCCAAGCCACCGACAGCGGCCTTAGCACGTCCGGCAACCTGCTCGGCATTAGTGTCGCCGGTGATGCTAAATTGGATGACGTTGCTCATGCGGGTTCGGTTTCGAGTTTGGCGATCAGGTCTTCGTCTTCCTTGGTTAGTACCTTCATGTCAGCGCCTTCGCTGATTGCAAAGCATGAGTGGAGCCAGATGGCCTGCGACTCCGGCATGGTCCACGCGCGCTCTTCGGATACCCCATGTTTCATTAGGTTACAGACCACGGTTAATACCCAGGGCATCCCGGTCGTGTTAGTGTGCTTGGCCTTCTTCTCCCAGAACTTAGGCCAGGACTCAATCAGGACGAACTCGGTGAAGCGGCACATCTGCTTAACGAAGTAGGTTTCGCTGTGGCTTAGACGGCTTAGGTAGAAGTAGTCCATTAGGCTGAGTTTGCCGATAGGCTCACCGGCGCAGATTTTGACGGCGATCAGAAGGTCCAGCGGACGGACGTCCTTACCGGGCGAAACGAACGGAGACTCGACCGCTTCCAGCTGTAAGCGACGAAGCAAGGAGAATGGGTCAACGAACCTGCCCAGCAACTTGAGGCGCCGGGGGTCCGTGAACGCGCTTAGGCAGCGCGGTTCCATCGGTTAGACGACGGCCTCGTAGCCGACGGCAGTGACCGTGATAGAAGAATAACCCTTATTTGAACCCTTATCCGAGATCTTCGTCACCCAGCCAGAAAAAGCCTGAGCAGCGGAACCACTGGTGTAAGAACTGTCGGTATTAATTCCCACAGTGAAAGCAGCGCCGAGGACTGGCATGGACGTACTTTTTGCAATCAGCTCGACGGTAATCTGCGTCTTGCGATCGTCACCGCGCCAAGCAACCGTAAGGCCGTCTTCATCAACAACGGTGGCCTCAGAGTTAAACTCACCGTCATTGGTATAACTTTGCACCACGGCGTTAGAAACGGTGGTGTTTCCCACGCCATAGATGGCACTAATCCCTTGGACGATTGCGGCACACATGGTATACCTATTGTTTTGGGGGTAAGGTTAGGGCTGGGGGTTTACCACGATCAGGATGTCGTAGCTGAAGACGGACGCCCAGGAGCGTTCGTTAACCCCTTCGTCCTCGGACTGGGGGGTGACGTCATAGCAGAGGGCATCGCCCCCAGCGACGAAGACCGCCTGTATGGCCGTTAGGTCCTGCATCGCACCGGCAACGGCAGCGCAGCGTGCCCGGTGTTCGGCTAGGGTGTTATCGTCGGCAGAGGAGAAGACCGTGACGCGGGTTCCGCAGGAGTAGTTACCTAGCCCCTGGGGCAAGTCGTTCGGCGCTCGGGCCGAGTCGCAGAGGACGATGGCCTTGGGCAGTACGTTGGTATCCGCACCGTCGCCAGTGTAAATGGATACTCCGGCCAGTTCGGTCTGAGCGGAGAGGTGAGAAGCGATAGCCGCTTCGAGGATTTGACGTGAGGACTTGGTTCCCATAAAGTGTTATTTCTTGCGGTTGGCGCGGTCGGTAGCGTCGCGGATGCGTGCTGGCAGGGTTGCCTGAATCTGTTTAACTCGGTTGCCGTAGACAAGGTTTACCATTCCCGCATCGGTTGCAACATTGTTGATGTTTCCAATAAGATTAGTGGCAGTCATGGAGACCGTGCTACCTGTCTCGGTCATTGAAAAGAAGCCGTCTGGCGAACGGTTGCGATCTACCCATGGGGCATTATAAACGCCCACATTCCGGGCATTGCCCTTAGAAGTCATTAAAGGTGGAATCATACGCATAGCAGAAGCCCATCCAGCCTTAACGCGGCCAACTTTAATCTGACGCTCGGCGATGTATGCCTGCAGCTGAAGGGCAGTTCCGACCATGTATTGAGGCCCACCCACAGGGGCGTTCTTGGGCCAGCGCCCACCGACCTTGGCTTTATAGCTGTCATGGATGCCGCGGAAATCGTTAGTAGGGCCAAGTATGGGGCGATATGAACCGTCAGCCGTTGCTTTGTTAAGGTAGTTCTGAGCTTTGGCAAAGGCTCTCCCTACGTCCGTGTCCTGCATAATCTTACGCATGACCGGTCCCAGTCCATTGATGTTTTTCTCGGTCAATTGCAAATAAGCGAAATTTATAAAGGAGTTTCCAGATTGAGATTTTTCCCTGAAACCAACTTGTCCTTCCAGATTCGTTCGTGACTGCCTTTGCGGGGAACCGCTAGACTTTACTGCGTTAATAATTTGCCGAAGAAATACGCCCTTTGACCTTACGCTCTGGTCCATTGGGATAAAGATGCGTTTAACGTCCTTCTCAAGTTTGCCCCTGCCAGCCATCTCTGCTTTGGGGCTTAGGCCCTGGCCGCCACCCTTTAGCATGGGGGGGGTGAAAATCATGGCGTCCCTGAGCATCAGGCGCATCTGCTCGTTGGCGATTATCTTGCGATCAACGTTAACGGTATTCGCAAACTCGGTAATGGCCGCATCAAAATCGGCCTTACTCTTTGGAACGATAAAGCCTGTCTTAGCCATTACTGGTTATCGTCAACGCACTCTAGCTCGATAACGGCTGAAGTCTGTTTGTAGGACTGGCCCTTGATGCGGAGGACTTGGCCGTTAACGGTGAACTTCTTACCTTCGCCCAGGGAGG